CCCATTTAAGGGATATGGGGTATCGGAAAGGGCTTTATGCAAAAAGTAGGTGTTGAGGCAGTTGTAGAAGGGTTGAGTGCCTTTATCGGGGACATGGGCAGTGTCAACCGCGCGCTGGAGCAACTGCGGCCCCAGGGGACACTTTTGCAGAGAATGTTTGAAGGGGTGACGGGGGCACTGGGAAGTTTTGGACGTGAGATCCTCAACGTGGTTGAATTTGCCCTGGGGCACCTCCTGGCGGATGCCATTAAATTTGTCATCCAGAAACTGGGGGAACTGATCACCGCCACCATCGACGCGGGCGCAGCCTTCCAGACCATGAGCCTGCGGTTGAACAGGCTGAATTTAAATACCGCCATCAATTCAGGGCTGGAATACAACGACGCCATGAAGGAAGCCACACGACTGACTCAGGAACAATTATTGTGGATCCAGAAACTGGCCATCCAGACCCCCTATGATGCCCAGGATATTGCCAACGTATTCACCCTGGCGCGCTCCTACGGCTTTGCCTCGGATGCCGCCCAGGATTTGACTGCGGATATCGCGGACTTTGCCTCCGGGATGGGGCTGGGGAATGTGGAAATCCGGCGTATCATCGTCAACTTTGGACAGATGGTCCAGCAGGGCAAGGTAACCCAGCGCGAGCTTAACGACCTGGCGCGCGGCGCCTTTGTGCCGGTCAACGATGTGCTGGCAAAAATGCAGGAGCAGACCGGGTTGACGGGTGCTGCATTTGACGACTTCAAAAAGACAGGCGAGGGCGTGCAGGCATTCTTTACAGCCTTCTCCAGCCTGGTGGAGGAGCGGTTTCAGGGTGCTGCCCAGGACATGGCCCGCACCTTTCAGGGCGCGACCGCCAACGCCCAGGACTTCGTAAAAAGCATCCTCGGGTTTAATGTGGTGAAACCCGTGCTGGATGTGATCGGTGGAAAAATTGCAGATACCCTCTCTGCTTTGACCGACGAAAGGAATTTTGACCAGATCAACAATTCTGCCAAGCGGTTGGGGATGGCATTCTCCCGATTACTGGGTGACCTCCTGGGTGGCGAGGGACTGGACACCGACAAGATCGCAGATGCAATCGTAAAGGGACTGGATAAGATAACCACCTGGATCAACACGCACGGGAAGGATGTAAAGAAGTTCTTTCAGGATATCGGTAAATTCATCCAGACCCGGGTCATGCCGTTTGTAGAGGGGTTAGTGGATAAATTCAATCTGATCAAGGATTGGGTTTCAGAGAACAAGGAATTGATTGGCGGATTTTTTAAGACTTTGGGAGAGATCATCTCCACTGTATTTTCCAATCTGACTGGCGGGAAGATACCGACCGGCGGCGGGCTGGAGGGATTCCTGCAAGGGGTGACCGATTTCATGCAACTGGTGATCGATAACAAGGATAAGATTGCGGAGTGGGCTACCCTGATCGCCCAGGTAGTGTTCTGGTTTCAGGTGGGAGCCACGATCCTGTCTATCTTCCTCGGCATCGTAATTGCGATCATCGGTCCCATCCTGGCATTCCTGGCGATCCTGGCTGGGCTGGTGGGAATCTGGACGGTTCTGGGAGGGATCCTGGCGGCTGTCGCGGCGTTCATTACCGGGGTGTTACTTCCAGGGATCCTGATCGGGATCGCCATCTTCCTGGGACTGGTGGCCGTGGTGGGGATCGTGGCCGCGGTTTTATTCTCCCTATATTTGACCTTTATTTTTCTACAAACGCAGCTCCAGGTGTTTGCAGAATTTGTCGGGGCGAAGTTCACCGAATTAAAAGATATGGCCATTGCTCAGTTTGAAGAAATAAAAGCGGGTGTCACTGCCAGGGTCCAGGAACTGGTGGATGTGGCCACAGAGAAACTTAATTTATTTGCCACCAATGTTAAAACAGCCGTCCAGAAAGCCGCGGCGTTCTTCTTTGAACCCCACTGGGGTACTATTGGACGAGACATCATCGAGGGGGTAGCCAACGGAGTCATGCACGCCGCGGTTGCCCTGGCGAATGCAGTCATTGCCGCGGTCACGGCGGCATACAACGCAGCCCTGACCGCGATCGCGGCTTTCTCTCCCTCGAAACTCTTTGCCAACGTGGGAGAGTTTGCCATGCTGGGCATGGCAAAGGGCGTGGTAGATAACACCCGCATGGTGGTGGATGCCATGAAGGACGCCGTAGGTGCGGTGGCGGCTCCGGCTTTGGGAATGCCCCAACTCGTCCAGCAGTATTCCGTAGGCATGGGTCCCTCGGTAAGTTCCAACATCACCACGACCAATAATTTCAATCTGACGGTCAACAGCGGCGCGCCGGTGGAACCCGTGATTGCCGATTACAACATGATGCAAAGCCTGGTACAGGGATAATTATGGTTAGATTTTCCGCCCTCGTCCCGGACGCCACGATCAATTATATAAAAAATCCAGCCATGCGCTACGATACCACGGACTGGAATGCCTCCGGTGCCACGTTGACGCGCGCAACGGATTTTGCCCGCTTTGGGATCGCCAGCCTGAAGGTGGTGACCACGGGTGCCGCGCTGCGCCAGGGTGCGTTTTACCGGGTGAGTGAGCTGCGCGGCGTGAGTGAACCTGTTACGGTGAGTGCCTATGTGCGGGGCACGGGCAGAGTCCGTATCCGCCTGATCAATAATCCGACCGGATCCGAATGGGCCTCTGCCAGCATCCAACTGGAGACGGATCGGTGGTACCGGATATCCGTCTCCGGGTTCTCCACCGGATCGGATGACCTGCGGCTGTATGTGGAGACGGATGAAAAGGTGGCCACCGCGCGCACGTTCTACGTGGACGGGGCGCAGCTCGAGCGCAAGAGTTACCCGACTACCTACTGCGATGGAGACCAGCCGGGGTGCCGCTGGAACGGGCTGTATCACAACAGCACCTCCACACGACTGGGCACCACGCGCGAGGGCGGACGCTGGGTACAACTGGCAGGGGAGGAGCGCGAGGCCCAGGATTTGTATATGACCGTGGTAAGTGGGATGGGTTTGGCGCCTCTGACGAACAATACCCAATCCTTTGCCCTGGCACCCGGATCCTATTTCCAAAACACCAAGATCAATGCGCGCACGATCGTGCTGACCTTTCATGCCAAACACAGGGTGGATGAACGGGACGATCCGGTCTCCCTGGCCTATCTCCACCAATTGCGCCAGTTGTTGATCGATGTCGTAAAACCAGACCGGACGCGCGGCGGGCAGGAAGTCCAATTTGAATATGATGACGGGAACACGCCACTCTACTTCAAAGCCAGGTATGACGGGGGATTGGAGGGCGAGTGGGACGTACGTAATCAGTTTGTCAATTCCTTCCCCCTGCGCCTGCTGGCCGTCTCCCCCATCTTTACCGAGGACAGCCAGGACATGTCCCTCCTGGATTTTCAGGATGTGATCCGCCCGCGGCGAGTGATCGGGAGGATCAGCGGACGCTGGAATGCGATGAACGGAGGGGTCAATAACGATGTGAATGAAATTGCTCTTGGTACCAAGGGTGAGGTGTATATCTGTGGTGCTTTTACCGTGGCCAACGTGAGCGGGACACTCGACCCCAACCGCGCGGCGCACGGGATTTGTTACTGGGATGGGGAGAAATGGGTGTCTATCTCCTCCTCTCCCCTGACGGGTGGAGCAGGTACAGCCACCATTAACAGCGTGGATGTGGCACCGAACGGAAATGTGTATGTGACCGGGGACTTTACCAATATCGGGGGCGTGGCTGCCAACTATATTGCCTACTGGAACGGAACCACCTGGAACGCCCTGGGGACCGGACTCAACAGCAACGGGCTAACCGTCCGGGTGGCACCAAACGGAGATGTGTATGTAGGGGGCGGGTTTACGACCGCAGGCGGGGTATCCTGTGTGAGGATCGCGCGCTGGGACGGACTCCAATGGAGGCGCGTGGGACAGTTTGGCGGGTTGAATGATTTAGTTCAGGCCATAGAAATCAATAAGGATGGTTCTACGATCTACGTAGGTGGGGATTTCACGGATCAGAACGGTTTCGCCGCCAGTGCCCTCCTGGCTGTAGCTTCCTATAACACCGCCACGGGATTATTTTCCGCCATGGGTAGCGGGTTGAACCAAACGGTCTACTCCCTGGCCCTGGCAGATTCGGGTGTTTTGTATGCGGGTGGAAACTTCACTGCCTCGGGATCGGACGAAATTAGTTACATCGGTCAATGGAATGGCAGTGCCTGGCTGCCGATGAGCAGCGGGGCGGATAGCGCGGTCCAGAAAGTTTCCCTATCTCCAAACGGAAACGTCCTGGCGGTGGGGGCCTTTACCCGGATTGGCAGTGTGGACGCGCGCTTTATTGCCCTATGGAACGGGTCCACCTTTGTGAACCTGGATTTGAATATATCCGCCTCGGGATCCTATTATCCAATCTGTTCTTTCATCGACCCCCGGACCGATGATATCTTTATCGGGGGCACAGTATTTGGGGCCAACTCCGCGGATTTCACCCTGATCTCTGGTTTTACCACGGTACCCAATCCGGGGTCCCGGGAGATCAATCCGGTCGTCTACCTACAGGGTCCGGGCATCCTGAAGTGGATCGAAAATCAGAGCAGCCTCAAACGGATTTACCTCAACCTGACTCTGCTGGCCAGTGAGGAGGTATTCTTTGACTTTGGGCAGGGGAAGATCGAGAGCACGATGCGCGGAAGTCTCCTATACGCATTACTGCCCGGTAGTGATTTCCGCTCCTTTACCCTGCTGCCCGGCGATAATGTCATTGCCTGCTTTATGACCAACGATGTGGCCGCGCAGGCGCGCATGAGTTTTATACCGTCTCACTGGAGCATGGACGCCACCCAGCACGGGGAGAACCTGTAATGGCGGAGTATGAGTTGTGGTTGACCGACGACGCTGGGCGTCGGATCCTGTCTCTGAATGGACTGAATGAACCCTTCTTTTTTTCCTACACGCGCGTGGTATCGGGACTGGGCACCTTTAGTTTTGGGGTGCCCTTCTCGGTGTTCAAAGACAAGGTAAAGCCCTATTTCGTACCGGACCAGCGGATCGAGGTATGGCGATCCCCCATCGTCGGTATCCCGATGCGCCGCGAAGACTCGTTTATGCTGCGCAAGCCAAACATCTACACCCGGCAGGATAACGTGGAGGTCATCCAGTTCTACGGGCGCAACGGAGTTGACCTGCTCAATCGTTCGTATGTGATCCAGCGCGCGGGCACCAGCTACGCCAGTAAAACCGATTTTATTGACGACATGATGAAAGCCGTCGTGCGCGAGCAGATGTTGTACGGGAGTGCCATCAACCGTCTGGGGAATCAGGACAATTCGAGTGCCCTGCCGCAAAATGAGTTTTTTGTAGCAGGGGATTTAGGTTTGGGTCCCACGGTCTCCCTGGCCTTTCCCGACCGCAAGGTGTTTGACATCTTGAAGGATCTAAACAAAGCCAGTATTCAGCTACGCGACGAGGACTCGGATGCCAACCGCGCCATCCATTTTGACGTGGTACCGCGTGACCTGGACCCCACGGATGCGCCCAGTGGCGCGCGGGTAGGCTGGGAGTTTCGTACCTACGCGGATATGCGCGGCACGGACCGCACCAGCCAACTTGAATTTTCCAGGGAGAATGAAAACCTGGATCACCCCTCCTATTCGATCAGCCATCTGGAGGAGATCAATTCGGTCGTTGTACGCGGGAACGGGAGCGGGGCAAATCAATTGTTGGGGTTTGTCCAGGACGCGACCCGGGTAGGAGCCTCGCGCTGGAACCGCTGCGAGAAGGTCATCTCCGCCAACAGCACAACTAACGCCACTGCCCTGAATGACGCCGGGCGCGCGGAGCTCAGTAAGGGGAGACCCAAGGAGGAGTTATTTGCCACCCTGCTCAACAACCCGGGCGGCGCGGGTGTGCCGCGCAGCCTGTATGGTGTGGATTGGGATCTTGGAGACCGGGTGCGCGTGAACTACGCCGACAAACAATTCGAGGCGGATATCAATGTGGTGTATGTCTCGGTGGATGACAGAGGGAAAGAGGAGATTACCGGAAGAAATGAGATTCAGGCCGCATGAGCGATTCTGAGATCCTGCGCAGGCTGATCAAGGAGGTGGAGGATTTGAAGGCCGAGCAGGCGCGCCTGGCCAGTCTGATCCCCTTATTCCCCATCTGGAACTCCAATGCGCCCGCCCAGATCACCACCAGCCAGAACTCCTACGACCCGGGCGACTATGCGTTTTTATCTCTGAGTGCCAGCCCGGCCATCAATATTAACGGGATCATCAGTGGGTATGAGGGGCGCGTCCTGCTGATCCGCGTGGCGGGAGGCTCGAGCAATATCACCCTGGTACACCAGAGTGGCAGTGCCAGCGCAGCCAACAGGATCTCCACTTATACAGGAGCAAACGTGGCCCTCACCCAGCGGCAGGCCGGACTATTTTTTTATATGACAGTTGGAGGTGTTTCAAGTTGGCTATTGTTGATGTCGTCGTAAAAGACAACCTCCCCCATTCCCCGCACATGGTTTCGAGGGAGGCTGAATTGCAGGACAAGCCTACGTAAGGTGATTTTCGCGGGTGATCGGATCGGGCAGATTAATGGCGCAAACCGCGTGGCGTGGGAACACCGCGACGATTATACGAAATAAAACCTGTCCTGTCTAGTAGGAGTTCCCCCAACTGGGGGAATTTCCTTTTAAACCCTTGACAAGGATTATACTGTGTAGTATATAACGTGTATAGTTATTTTTATATAGTATACTACACGAAAGGAAAGCCTCATGTATTCGTACAGGGACGACCGAACAGAACGGGAAAAGCAGTTAGAGTGGGAACTTGAGCGGGCGCGCGATGACGAACGTCGCCGCCAGGAGCGCGAGGAGCAAGCACGCGAGGAACGCCGTCGAGAGCAAAAGGAACGATGGGAATACGAAGATCGCCAAGCCGATAGTTGGACTGAAGCGTTCCAGAAACAAGCCCGACTCTGCTGGAGGGAACATAATAATTTCTCTGACATACCTGATATAGACGATTACTTTAAACAGGTTGCGGAAGCCAATGAAAAAGCCCTGGAAATTTGGAAAGAGGTTTCATCTCGCAGGCAGTCAGAACTTGACGAAATCCAAAAACAAATTGAATCATACTGGGAATCTGTCCGCCATGAGGTGGCTGAGCAGGTTGAAAAATCCGGGGAGCACTATTCTTACAAAAACCTTGCCGAGTCAGTTCGGGATGATGCTCTCGGTGGGTATCTGGATTGGTAAAAGGTTAGTGTCATAATGAACCAGGACAGACCCGAATTCCCCGACCTCACTCAGGCTCTACGAGTATGGGCCAAGCGTCACAACGTCCGCCCGGTGGATTTTATGAGAGCCATGGGATGGGCATATAGTCATAGCTGGGCTATCCTCAAGGGTAAACAGAAATTCAGCCATGAAGCCCATGGAAAATTTATCATGGCGTATGGGTTGTCTGCCCTGGGTGAAATCTACAAGATCGCCAAGGTCAACCCGGAACCCATGGAGACCGCCAATGCCGAGCACTAACGGAGACCCCTACTTCCACCCCCTGAATGATCAGAGTCTGGTTGTCATCTGTCTGGAGCAGCGACGGGATTTCATCCTGCACATCATTGCAGAGTCTCAAAGCGGAGTCCCGGATGAAATTTTCAAGGAGCTGGCCGACATTTTCATCGAACTGGAGTCAGAATGAAAGGCAACAATATACTTGACACATAAAGGAGATAAAAAATGTCTGAACTTACGACCGACCCTAAAGACCCACGATTGGCGCATGGCGCAGATGAATCTCCTGTTCCACAACAGGAAGTTTATTTAGTGCTTTCCGAAGAGGAACGCAAAAAAGGGTTTACCAGACCATACCGTGATTCTTATAAACATGTTGGGAGTAAGCCCAAATACCCGTTGCGTGATTTGAGCGACGAAGAACAAGAGCGTTACAAAGGCGAAAACTACGTGAAATTTGAAGTCTATCCAGAGAGCATGTCGCCACGAACGGGTAAATTCTGGACTCAGAAGCAGTTAGACCAGAATGGATGCGGGGCTGTGACCAAGATGGGACGTGACCTATCTGAAACATACGCACGCAACCCCCATTTCTATGGAGCGACTTATTGTGTAGGTTGCCAAATGCACCGACCCGTAGCAGAGTTTATATGGGTTGATGATGGCGCAACTGTAGGAAGTTGATGTTTATGTGTCAAGTATATCAATGCCGAATGAAACGCAAAAAAATACAGCGTCCTGACCTAAACCACCAGCGCCGGGATAACTATGTGTTTCACTACGATGTCCGCCAGCAGGTCAAGGCTTTGGAACCTGGCCAGATCCAGCGGTTGAAAAATATAGCAGAGGTGATCCGCCCACCCAAACTTAATGATTATGGCTGTGATGACTACTCCCCCGATGAGTGGTTCCAGATAATCACTCTCGCCAATCAGAGCGGAGTCCTTGCTTACATGTGTATCAAGTGGTACCACTCGGATAAGGACTGGGAGAACTTCCTGGTCAATTGGAAAAACCTGCCGGAAGTCCCTGAAAGAGACGTATTTTCCATTGCTTACGGACCTTCCACAGGCCCTGTGCACAACTCGTAAAAGCCTGTGGATAAAAAGCCGAGTTATCCACATTGTCCACAGGCAAGTGACCTGGAACGGCCCTTGAAAAAAGTTATCCACACTCTGTCCACAGAGACAAGGAGAGTTTTCCACAACATATTGTGGATTAAAAGGATAAGGTTTTTGGAATGACAAGACATCTTAATAATAGAAGCGTGGCTGAGATAAGTGAAAATTTTATCCACATCTTCCACAGGCCCTACTACTGCTACTAACTATGGTTAACTGTTTATAAATAAATTTTATTAATTTGCACAACAAGGAATTTTCACAAATGGAAAAAACCAACCTACAAACCACCACCAGACATATCCTCCCCTACCGGGTCCAACTCTGCCCCAACGGGAAAGTGGCGATCACCAACACCAGCAACGTGACAATGTATCTAACCCGGGAGGATGTCTCTCGCCAGTTAGCGCGCGAGGACCTGGATGTGCATCGTCGCCTGATGTATGAGGAAGCCCTGGCGGAATTTTCCAAGTAAAGACCAAAGGAGTCGTTATGCTTACCGCAATAGCCGTTGTATTGATCGGGGGGGCAGGGTGTTTTCTCCTCCTGTTCGCACTCCTCCACTGGGATTACAGCTTGAGGCAAGCACACGCGGTTGAATTAGAGTCCCGGTATGGAGCAGAACAAGTACTGCGCGCGCGGGAGAAATACCGGCTGCTGAGACAGATCGGCGCGCCGGAGTGTCCGGACGGGTCGTATAGCCCAAATCAGATGGCTCTATGGAGACAGTATAAAGACCTGGATGAGTTCGATAAAACCGTGACTGCCTGGGAGATCAATCAAATTGTGGAAACGAGAGGATATTCATGATGTGTGTCTTTGCAGGATTGGGCGTGCTTATGCTGGCGGGTGCGGTACAGATGTACCGAGTGGATGAATTGGGACTGGCTTTTATCCTGGGGTCCATTGCCTTTATGTGTTTTGGCGTTATTGGAGACGACTTTCTGCCGGATCGGATCAATGTCAGTGTTCGGAATCAGGTTCTGGCTCATGACGGTCAAGGTCATTATCTGGTGAAAGCATCTACCTCGTACAACATCCTGGGACCCCGGACTCATGTCACTGCAAACCTACCTTTCGGGCTGTGGAGTATAGGAAAAGGGCTGTGGATTATGGATACGACCGGGGGAACGGATCCGACAGAAAAGAAAATTGAGTGGTTGCCTATGAATGGGACGTATCATGTGGAACCGCGCGGGAACTCCCAAACAGGCGGGTTTCTCCGTGAACTCATGGAAGGCTACGATGAACACCAGTATATTGTAGAGGACAAATGAACGGTTTTTGGATCGTGTCCATATCTGCCATCATTATCTGGTTACTGCTTAGTCAGTTGATTGCCTGCCTGTTGAATCCCAAAGGGACGGATGATCAGATCTTAGAGACGTGGTTCGCCGTATTCATGGCGCCAATCCTGATCCTGTGGTTAGGGTTGGGATTGGTGGAGGTGCGGTTTCGCGCCTTTGCACGTCAGTTTGGATGGAGGTGGTTTCTATGAATAAAACAGAGTTCCAAACGTACCCCAATGTCCAGGGGCATGTGATCGGGGACGAGAGCCGCGGCGGTGCGCGCGTGGGGATCGTGGTGGAAAACCAGGATACCAAGCTGGCCGGTACAGCGGGGTTCCCTGCCATGGTCACGTATGAGAGTGATGGGTGGGTTAGGTTCTATACCTTCAGTGTGGCGCCTGATGATTCGGTTTTTCCCGGTACTCCCGTATGGCGCGGTCCGTTTTCCGGGTTGAGTGAAGAAATAGAGGAGATGAACTGATGAAAGAAAAGGACTTCGATCTTTTTGTGGCGGCCTGTGACTACCCTGGAGTCGTTGATCCAGAGTCTGTCAATAGACACCTGGCTGAATATCTACGCGCGCTTGGTTTAAAGCGGAACATTGTAAAAATCGAAGCCGGTTGGCTGGTGGAGGACTACCCGGATCTTTTGAATAACGTCAAGTTGGTTCTGGACGATCTGAAATCGAGAAACCCCTCCTATTTTACTGCCCTAGATGCCCTACATGCCCGAGCTGCCCT